CGATCCTCGCTCAACTTCCAGCGCTGATCACACCGTTCGTGACGATCCTGACCACGCTGACCGGTGCGCTGCTGCCGGTCTTGACGCAGCTCATCACGCAGTTGCCGCTCGCGCAGCTCGGCCAGTCTTTCGCGGACATCGCGGTGGCCTTGGCGCCTGTGCTGGCTCAGCTGGCTGTGCTGCTGGGGGATCAGCTGCGGCTCATGATGCCGCTGTTGACGCCGATCATCACGGCCGTCTCGAAGCTCGCGACGATCTTCGTCGGGGAGTTCGCGCAGGGCATCCAGCAGGTCGTCGTGCCCGCCCTGCGGATGGTGACACAGCTCCTGTCGGGCGACCTGTCCGGCGCGGTGTCGTCGGCCGGCGACCTGCTGGCCGGCATCGCCAAGACCATCGTCCGCGAGTTCGTCAGCCTGCCGGTGGAGATCCTCCGCGTCGTCGTACAGCTCGGCTCCGACCTGTACGACGCGGGCGCCCGGATCATCAGCCAGCTGATCGACGGCATCAAGTCCAAGCTGTCGGCGGTCAAGTCGGCCGCGTCTGGCGTGGTCAGCAGCATCTCGGACTTCTTCCCGCACTCCCCGGCGAAGACCGGCCCGTTCTCCGGGTCGGGCTACCCGCTGTACTCCGGGCAGGCCATCTCCGCCGCACTGGCGGAGGGCATCCTCGGCGGCCAGGGCCGGGTGCGGGCCGCGACGGCCAGCCTCATGGCCGGTGCGCAGGGCGGCCTGGCCGCTCTCGGCGTCGGGCCGGGCGGCCCGCACCCGGCCCTGGCCGGTGCGTTCGGCGGCGGTGGCGTCCACATCGAGAACTTCAACGCCGCAGGTCAGAGCCCGGACCAGATCGCTCAGGCGTTCATGTGGCACTCGAAGGGCAGGGGGTGACATGGCCGGTGAACTCGTGACCGGGCCCGGCCTCATCCAGTGGGGCTCCCTGCTGCTCGGCCGCCGACAGGCATCCGGCACCGTCACCCCGTACCGCTGGCAGAAGCTGAGCGGCTGGGAGGAAACCCCCGGCCTGGACTCAGGGAACGTACCCCGCGCGCAGACGTACGGCTCCTACCCCGGGCAGCTCCTGCCGCAGACCCGCACGGTCACCCTCGAGGGGGTGACGGTGCGGTCCGCGGCCGGCGCCATCGGCGTCGCCGTGCGGGCGCTCGGCGCGGCGATGCCCATCGGGCAGGACGAGCAGCCGCTGGTGGTGTGGCTGGACGACCGGGGGCCGCTGCTCGTCAACGCCCGCATCGTGCGCCGCTCCCTACCGGTGGACAGCTCGTGGGCGCTCGGATATTCGGGTGGCGGCGCGATCCAGTGGGAGGCGACAGACCCACGCAGGTACGAGCTGACGGCGCAGGCCGTACCCGCCGTCCTGCCAACGGCCGAGACCGGCCTGTCATTCGGCAGTCCCACCGAGACCGGCCTGTCATTCGGCAGCCCGGTGGAGACGGGCCTGTCATTCGGAACGGCCGGCGCCACCGGCGACATGACCGTCACCAACGCCGGCGACACCGAGACCCACCCGACGATCGAGATCCGCGGCCCGGTGACGACCCCGACCATCACCCTCGGCGGCCTGCGCCTGGAGTACGCGATGACCCTCGGCGCCGCCGACACGCTGATCGTCGACACGTTCGCGGGCACGGTCACCCTCGGCGGGCAGTCCCGCATCAACACCGCGACCAACCGCTCCATCCCGGAGCAGGGCTTCACCCTGCCGCCCGGCCAGTCCGTCGTGTCGTTCCGCGCCGACCCCTCCTCCACCGATCCCGCCGCGCAGGCCACCGTCCGGTGGCGCTCCGCCTACATGTGACAGGAGGTCACCCATGGGCGTCACCGCCGCCTGGAACACGTTGACCGGGCTGACCCGTGCCGCGATCCGTCTCTCCACCGTCCTGATGACCCCGACCGGGTCGCTCACCGTCCGCTCCGGTGTGGTCCCCGGTGGGACGCCGCTCCTGCTGACGGGCTCCGTCATGACGGGCAGCATCGCCCCGGGCCGGGCCGTCGTGCAGGGCACCTCCGCGCAGGGCGCCTACCCGGTGGCGGTGGACGCCGCAACGGCGATCACCGTCGCCAACGGCCACGCCTCACTTGGTCGGATCGACACAGTGTTCCTCGTCGTCCTCGACACCGACTACGACTCCTCAGGCAGCAGGCAGGCCTCCATCGTCTACACGCAGGGCACCGCCTCCGCATCCCCCACCGCGCCGACCGCGCCCGCCTCCGGCACCGCCTACCTACGCCTGTGGGACATCCTCGTGCCCGCCGGCGCATCCTCCGGCAGCCCGATCAACTGGGGCACGGCGCTGACCGACCAGCGGGTCTACTCCGTGGCGGTCGGCGGCATCGGGTTGGGCGCGATCGCCGGGGCGTACGCCGGGCAATGGCGGGACGCGGGCGGCACCGCCGGCATCCTGGAGCGCTACACCGGCGCCGCGTGGGAGGCCGCCGTCCGCCTCGGCAACGCCGGCCGCCTCGAGGCCGGCGACGTCAACTGGTACCGCGGCAGCGCCAACGTCTGGAAGACCGACGACGGTGTCCAGGTCGTCGGCGCGCTCACGCCGCTCGGCGGGATCTCCAACCTCCCGACGGCGTACGTCGAGGACACCACCACCCGCACCACCACGAGCGGCACCTACAACGCGGTTGGCTCCACGCTCTCCGCCGCGATCGTCGCCCCGCCATCCGGCAAGGTCAGGGTCACCCTGGGCGGGAAAATCCAGGCCGTCGGCTCCGGCGGCAACCCGGTCTTCGGCGCCCCGCTGATCACCGGCTCCGTCACGACGACGATTGCCGCGCCCGCCGACATCAGCGGCATCGCGACATACGGCGTCAACGACTACATTTTGCAGACCGTCAGCCGGATCGTCACCGCGGTGCCGGGCGAGACCGTCACCGTCGTCTACCAGGGCCGCGCCGCCGCCGGCACCTGCACCCTCATCTACCGCAACCTCACCGTCGAGGCACTGGCGGGATGACCACGGGCCAGTACCGCCTGCTCATCTGCGACCTGCGGACCGACCAGCTGCTGGAGAGCATCTCGGCTGTCCACGGCGTGTCCTACGAGGACTACATCGGCAAAAGTGGCTCCCTCACGGCGACACTGCCGGTGGCGAACGCGTCGATGGCCCGCACGATCCGGGAGACCGTGCTGCCCGGCCGCACGATGCTGTGGCTGGAGCAGGCCGGGCAGCTCGTCTGGGGTGGCGTCCTGTGGACGCGCACTCCCGCGCGGGACCAGCGCGGCACGTACACCTGCACCATTCAGGCGGGCGGCCTGGAAAGCTACTTCCGCTCGCACCGCCTGCTGCTGGCCGACCTCACTGCGGTCGGCGCCGACCAGTTCGACATCGCCCGTCAGCTCGTCACCTACGCGCAGGCACAGGCCGGAGGCGACCTCGGCATCGAGATGGACGCCTCCCTGTCCGGGGTGCTGCGGGACCGCACGTACTCGAGGTTCGACCTGCCGTGGATCGGCAACCTCGTCGATGACCTGGCAGCGGTCGACGGCGGCTTCGAGTGGCGGATCCAGGCGTACCGCGACGATGCGGGGGCGCGGCACCGGACCCTGCGGCTCGGCTACCCGAAGCTGACGGTCGGCACGGACCCGGTCGATCTGTCGTCGACAGTGTCTGCGTACTCCCTGCCGGAGGACGCCACGATCCAGGCCAACACGTGGATCAGCAGGGGCGCGTCGACGAACACGGACAGCGCGGCCACGAGCGTACCGATCATGTCGGACGTGCTGACGACACCGGCGGACATTGCCGCCGGGTGGGCCCGGCTGGACGGCACCTCGGACTACTCCACCGTCACAGACCTCACCGTCCTCGGCCAGCATGCGGCCGCGGATCTCGCCCGGTCGATACGGCCGGTGGTGATCCCCTCGATCTCCTACACCGGGAGTGCTCAGCCGCAGCTCGGGCAGTACGTGCGGCTGCGACTGCGCGACACCTGGTACTACGACGGCCTGGACCAGCGGTACCGGGTGATCGGGTACAAGGTCACGCCGGCGGAGCGCGGCCAGCAACAGTCAACTCAACTGTACCTGGAGGCGGCCTGATGGCACCGGCGACGCGGGTGGAGTTCGCTGACTGGAAGAAGCAGGTCGACGACCAGCTCCGCCTGCTGGCGGGGCGGTCGCAGATCCGGCCGCCGCAGAATACCGCGACGTCGGGTGATCTGCTGGTCGGCCCCTCTCAGGCTCTACGGGTCAAGGCGTCCGGGGGGATCGCCGACCAGTTCCTGATCGGCTACGACGGCTCCCAGCGCGTCGCCAGGTTCTACCGGGCGGACGGGACGATCGCGTTCTCCACGGTTGCTCAGACGACGATCTGGGACGGCGCTGGCAGTGCGGTGGTGGGCGACGACGCGGGCGGGGCGGGCTTGGCCCGGCCGTACATCCCGGTGCCGTGGGCGCCGGCCCGCACGGCGGACTGGCTTGCGACGACGAACGCCAGCTTCGAGGATGTGTGGCGGATGAGCCCCCTGAAGATCAACCCCAGGGCGACCATCACGATCGGACACATCGCCGACGCGGCGACGACGGGCGACGTCCAGGTGACGATCAACGGCTCGGCGACCGGGTCCCCGACGGCCGTCGCTACCACTGTCGGCTCCACCACCGTCGGGCCGTTCACGCTTCCCGGCGCGCAGGAGAGCACGGTGGAGCTGCGCGTCCAGGGCCGGCGCACGGGCGGCGCCGGCAGTATCCGCCTCGCTGTGCTGGCTGCCACCGGATTCCACTCCTGAACTGCCACTCCATCCCTCCTCCGCGCCGCCCGGCCCGGGGGCTCACCCATGACCTGGAGCACCCGTTGACCACATCCCTCTCCGGCCGCCCGTTCGGTCGGCACCTCGAGCACGACCCGCGGTCCCTCGCCTTCGCGCACGGCGTCCTGCCGAAGACGGGGCTCCAGTCCGTGCTCTGGACCCGGCGGTCGCCGATCCTGGACCAGGGTCAGCTGGGCTCGTGCACGGGCAACGCCGCGTGCGGTCTGCTCGGGACGGACAGTGCGGGCCGGACCGCGACGGGCACGGTGACGATCAGCGCGGCCGGTGCTGCGGCGTCCCACGGCCTGTTCGTGGTCGGGGAGCATGTCCTCGACGAGCGGTTCGCGGTGTCGCTGTACTCCCTGGCCACGGTGCTGGACTCGATCCCCGGCAGTTACCCGCCGCAGGACACCGGTTCGTCCGGCCTCGGCGTGGCGAAAGCCCTCAAGGCGCTCGGCCTCGCGACCAGTTACACGCACGCGTTCACTCTCGCTGCGGTGGCGAGTGCCCTGCAGTCCGGGCCGGTACTGCTCGGCACCATCTGGCTGAACTCGATGTTCTCCCCGGCGGCGGCGGACGGTCGGATCCCGGTGGACCGCGCCTCGGCGGTGGCGGGTGGTCACGAGCTGGAGATCACGGGCTGGGACGCCGCGACCGACAGGTACTGGCTGACGAACTCCTGGGGCGCCTCGTGGGGGCAGGGCGGCGGCGGCTACGTGACGGGCGCTGACCTGGCGTGGCTGCTGGGACAGCAGGGCGACATCACCGTGCCCGTCCTCACCGTGGCACCCGGACCGGCACCCGCTCCCGTGCCCGCCCCGGCGCCGGCCGCTGACGACGTCGCCCTGGCCGCCGCACTCCACACGTGGCTGACCGCCCACAACCTCTGAGAGGCCCCCATGCCCGACCGCTGGATGCCCGGCGCCGAGATACACGACATCGGCGACCACGCCCCGACCGACGGCGGCCCCGCCAAGGCCATCGCCCACATCACGTGGGACAAGAACGCCAGCGCTGGCGCCCCGCAGGACTGGGTGTCGTTCGACGCCCTCGTCAACTACTTCACCGGCTCGGGCGCCGGCGCCGCCCCGCACATCATCTGGGACCCTTTCTCGGGCCGGATCGCCCAGCTCGTCCCCGCCGACTCCCGCAGCAAGAGCGTTGTGGACTCGGCGGGCGGGACCCGCACCAACCGGGCCGGCTCTGTGGTGATCCAGGTGGAGGCGGTGTTCTTCCCGTACTGCCGCAAGGGCGGTCAGGTGTACCCGCGTCTCGTCGATACGCCGTGCGCCGGGTGGGACCGCCTGCACGCGTGGATCGCGTCGTGGGGTGTCCCGGATATGTGGCCGATGGGCCGTCCGGTGGACTTCACCTCGCACCGCAGTGAGAGCGTCTGGGAGTCGCAGGGCGGCTGGTACGCGCACGCTCACGTCCCGGAGAACGACCATCAGGACCCCGGCTCGTGGCCGGCGTTCAGCTCCTCGCCGTCGCCGGCTCCTCCGGTCCCTGCGACGACGCGCGTCACTGTCCGGGTCGGGCAGACGCTCACCGCGATCGCGGCTGCCGCGGGTGTCGCACTGGCCGTGATCCTGGGGCTGAATCCAGACGTCGCTCGGCACCCGGATGCGATCCGCCCGGGTGATTCGATCGTCGTGCCGGCTGTCCCGGGGCAGGTCCCCGTACCGTCGCAGGACCCGGTGCCCGCCCCGTCGGCCCCGGGCGGTGGCTTCCCCGGGGCGTCCACCTTCGGCCCGGGCGCGAGCAACGCGAACGTCACCCTGCTCGGCCAGATGCTCGTCGCGCGCGGAGCTGCCCGCTTCTACGCCGTGGGGCCCGGTCCGGCCTGGGGTGACGCGGACCGACGGGCCACCGAGGCGTTCCAGCTCGCACAGGGCTGGACGGGCTCGGACGCCGATGGCATCCCCGGCGCGACAACGTGGGACTACCTGCTCACCGGCAAGGGCCACGACATCCCCGCCGCGGCAAAGGTGGCGTCGGCGCCGGCGTTCCCGGGTGCCGCCAAGTTCGGCCCGGGCCAGTCCAACGCCTACGTCACCCAGCTCGGCCAGCAACTGGTCCGCAAGGGCTACGGCCGCTACTACACCAAGGGCCCCGGCCCGACCTGGGGCAAGGCCGACCGCCTCAACGTCCAGGCGTTCCAGCGCGCGCAGGGCTGGCGCGGCAGCGGCGCCGACGGCATCCCCGGCCCCCGCACCTGGGCCCTCCTCTTCAGCTGACCAACCCACTCTCGAAGGAGAACCGCATGCCCAAGTACCTGATCGACCTCGCCGAGCGCGTCGCCGCGACGTACGTAGTCGCCCTGCTCGGCCTCCTCCTCGCCGACGGCTTCGACCTCACCTCGGTCGGCACCCTGCGGGCCGCCGCCGTGGCGGCCCTGCCGGCTGCCCTGTCCGTCATCAAGGGTGTCCTCGGCGGGTTCGTCGGGGACCCGAACTCGGCGGCTCTGCTGCCGCGGCAGCGCCTGTGAGCGGGCCGGAGACTGATCGGCCAGCAGTCTCCCTTGCCCTGGAGCTGGCCGAGATCCGGAGGAGTGTGGACGTCGGTTTCGCCCGTACGGATGGGCAGCTCGCGTTGGTGTTGCAGCGGGTGGATCAGTCGGATGGTCAGGTCGCGGAGCTGAAGGAGGAGGTGACTGGCCTGCGGCAGGAGGTTGAGGATCTGAAGCGGGGCCGGTTCCCTCTGCCGGCCGTCGGGATCCTGACCGGCCTGGCTGCTCTCGGCGTCTCACTCGCTCCGCTGTTGACCCGCTGATCCGCACAGCACCGCGCCCCCGTCTGGCCTTCGGGCCGGACGGGGGCGCTTCGCTGTCTTACGGGTGTCCCCCTACGACAGCCCGCCACTCGTCAGCGCTGGAGACACCAAGCGCCCGTCTCGCCTGACGGAGACGTTGTCGAATGCGATCCGGTGTAACGCTGTACAGCTTGGCCACGTCCTGGAGCGACTGCCCGTCCTGGTAGACGAGGCCCGCTGTGGTACGGACCGTGGGCGGCAGGACGGCAAGGCGCGCTGCAACGTCTGGGTCAGTGTCCATAGTGGGAGGCCTACCCCCCCGCTTGGGACGACCAACATGACCGACGGCCTGCCAGCCACGAGCCCCCGCCCGGCTCCGGCCGGCGGGGGCGCTTCGTCGTGTTCGGGGTCAGGGGGCGGCGTACCGGGTGACGTCGATGACCTTGCAGGACACCTTGCCCTTGACCTGCGCGGTGCCCTGCGCCTTCTGCACGGACGACTGGCCGGGGGCGAGGCCGTTGGTGGCGGCGATGCCTTCGGCGATGCGGGTGCCGGCGGTGTCGAGGAACTCGACCTGCACCATGTAGTTGCTGGCCTTCGAGCTGTGGTTGGTGATCTTCAGGTCGGCGGACGGCATGTTCAGGATGTTGTCGACGGTGCAGCCGCTGATCTCGACGTCCTTGAGCTTGTCGCTGTCGCCGGCGGGGGCGGGTGCGGCGGGGGCTGCTCCGGCGGGTGCGGGTGCGCCTTCGGTGGTGGCGGGAACGGGGGCGGCGGTGCTCTTGGCTGTGGTGCTGCTTGCTACCGGGTCGCAGGCGGTGAGGCCGAGTACGGCGGTGGCTGCGATGACGGCGAGGGTGGTGCGGCGCATTGTGTCCCCTGGGCTTGGATGGTCAGGGGGCGAACGTATCGGGGTGGGTCTGACTACTGGTCAGAACCGCCGAGCTGTGACTCATCGGTTACTGAGACGGCATCTCAGCCCGCACCCCGCGCGGTGTCCTTGAGTGCCTGCTCCGTCACCGGGTGACAGCCCTCGCGGAGGGCCTGCTGCATGGTGGGGTGGTGCCGGACGGCGGCGGCCGCTTCCGCTGCTGCCGCGCGCAGGGCGAGGTGCCGCTCCCGGATGTCGTCCGGCCAGGTCTGCCGCTCCACGATCTGCTCCGGGTCCGGGTACTCCAGCCGCCGGGCAGCTTCCGTCGTAGCCACGTACGTGTCCAGCTCAGCGCGGGCCGCCTCGAGGGCACGCTGCAGGGCGATCAGGTCAGGCGGGATGGGCAGCGCATCGGGCATGCCGGCATCGTACGGGCGGACACCGACAACCCGGCCCACCCTGGCCGGCCAGGAACGCGGCAAAGATCCTTCACGCCGTCAGGCAGCCGCCATACACTGCCAGAGCCGCCACCGAAGGAGAGTGCCATGCCGGAGCCCGTGATCTCGACCTGGGACATCAAGTACGTCCTGGCGCCCGACGGAGAAACCACCCTCACCCGTCGAGTTGACGTCGTCGACACCGTCCCGATTGCCGGGCACGGACCGTCCATCGGCCAGATGCACAAGGCCCTCCGCGAGGCCCTCGCTGCCGAGGACCCGCAGGTTACAGATCTGCCGCACCAGGCGATCGTGATCGTCCGAGCCAAGGCCGCCGAGGACGAGCCGACCCACTAGAGGCGCCGACGGGCATCCTCCATCCTCGACCGGTAGAACTCGTGGTCGCGCGGGAACCCGGTCAGCTCGGCCAGGCCCTCACGGAGCGCGGACTCCGCCGTTGACCAGTCCCGGGAGGCGTGGGCTGCCTCGCCGAGCAGTAGCTTCGCGCGGGTCGGCGAGAGCCAGTACAGCCAGCCCGGCCGCTCCTCGGCCGTCGGCGCCCGCAGCGCGTCCGTGTACGCCTGCTCTGCCAGCCGCCGGGCCCTGTCGCGCTCGCCGACTGCGGCGGCCGCCATCGCTGCCGTGTGTGCCGCGATGCTCGCCGCACTCGGCGACAGCTGGCCCGGCCGTATGGCCGACTCCGCGGTCCGAAGCGCGCGCACCGGATCCCCGGCTCCGAGGGTGTAGTACGCCCGGACCCTGGTCAGCCAGCTGGCCATGTCCGCGCTGCCGGCGTCCAGTGCCCAGCCGTGAGCGACGTCGAGCCAGGCGAGAGCGGGCCCGCGGTGCCCCTGTCCGGCGGCGACCCAGGACAGCCAGTGCGCGTGCTCGGCGGCGAGCACCATGAGGTTGTCGGCGGTGGGTCCGGCGGCGCCGGGGATGAGGCGGGTGACGGCGTCGAGCTGGGCCCGGACGACGGTCCACAGTTCCCGGCCGGCGTCGTCGTCTTCGGCCCGTCGGTGTTCGGCGAGGGTGCGGGCGAGCCAGTCGGCGGATCGGGTGTCGGTGCGGCCGGTGGTGTGCGCGCGGGCGATGCGTTCGGTGAGCTCGGGGTCTGGCGACCACTGGGTGTCTGTGGACGCGGAGGGCAGGGACAGTAGTTCTGGCGGCACGTGGAGTCCTTCGGCGATGCGGTCCATGACGGCGGCCTCGCGGACGTGGCGCTTGCCCCGCTCGATGAGGGAGACGTCGGCCTGGGAGAGGCCGACGAGGGCGGCGAGCTTGATCTGGGAGAGCCCGGCCGCGGCCCGGTAGGTGCGGAAGATTGCGGCCCAGTCCCGTCTGGCCCAGGACGCACGTAGCCGGAGGTCAGCCCAGGGTGGCATGTCGTTCACCCCTTGACGATATGTCAGGCATATGGGCCTGCATATCGAGTTGACCGGATCGGGTGACGACGATGTTCGTATGACGAAGGGCACCGTAGGCAACAGCCCCATTGATCGGGAGCTCACCGACGCCCAGCTGCACGGCAGGGCCTGCATCACGTGTGACACCGGGCAGGGCCCGCTGGTCCCGGCTGGCCACGCTCACACGCCGACGTCGGGCGCGCCGCTCGGCTGGGCCGTCGTTGCCTGCCCCGCACACGCACCCGAGGAGACCCGATGAGCAGCGACCTGGTGACCGCCGAGATCGAGGGCTACCTGGAGCCCATCCAGGTGCCGCTCGACCAGGCCCTGGACCTGCTGTGGACCACGATGAGGGGCCTCCCGATCGGCGATTTCCAGTACGGGGCGTACGAGAGCTTCTTCGGGCCTGGCGTGGAGGGGCGCGTCCAGAACGCGTTCGAGCAGGACGGTCGCCTCCAGCTCACTTTCGCGATGGAGGACCGGCTGCACTCCCTGACGGTCACCCCGACCGTGCGCCGCGAGCAGGCCCGCCGGTGAGCGGCCCGCTGCCGCATGGCTCGTGGGTGGTCCTGCGGGCCGGCGCGGTGGGCCTGCGGGTGGACGGGCCGGCGGGACGCGGTCGGCTGAGGGTTCATGTCCTCGCGACAGGCGAGCCGCTCGAGGTCGGCGCCGGCGACGTCTATCCGCCCGGCGATCCCGAGGGTATCCGGGCGTTCCTCACCGCTTGGCGGGCCCGCCAGATGCCGACCGCGCTACTCGTCTCGGAGCAGGCGCCACACCGGGACACCCAGGCCGTCGGCCAGCCGCGCGAGGTCGTCGATGCCGATGTTCCGCAGCCCGTTCTCGTACCGGCTGATCGTCTTGTTGTCGACGCCGGATCGCTCCTGCAGCCTCACCTGGCTAAGGCCGGCCTCGCGTCGGAGTCGCCGGAGGCGGGCACCGACCTCATGTCGTTGCTGCTGTAGCCGCGCGGGAAGATCATGGGTGGGCACCCTGCCCACGCTCAGCGGCGGCCGCCGTCGAGTCCTTACCCGATCGGGTAAATCTCGGCAGAATTGGTCGCCCCGCAGACTGCTCCTGTGGGAGCAAGGAGAGCGGGCCCGGAGGTTGCGTATCCCCCGAGGCCCGTTAGACGCCGCGAGTTGGCGTCCCGCCCCGATGCACACTGTGCACCGGGGCGGTTTACTGTGGACGCAAGAAGGCCCCCCGTCGGTATAAGCGACGGGGGGCCTTCCCGTGGTTCGACCTAGGTTGTCCTCCCCGGTCGTCCCACGGCCAAGCGAAGGGGGCGTATCCGGCCGCACAAGGCCGCCCCTACGTCATCCAGCTTACTTGAGGATCGAACTTTTGCCAGGGGCAAACGGTCGGTTTGCCCGTCGCGCCCGTGTCGTTGTGGATTTTATGCGGACTTCCATGATCAACAAGAGCCCCGAACCATGATCACGTTCGGGGCTCCGCCGCTGGTCAGAGACCGGAGCCCCCTGTCGGGTTCGAACCGACGACCCCCGCTTTACAAGAACAGGAGCCCTGACCTGCGAGGATGGGAGAGTCCGAGGGAGGCTCAGAGCGTTCCGCCGACATCTCCGCCAACCCTCCAACAGGTAGTCGGGGAGAGCATCGGAGAGGATCCCCGAGGGGGGATTGTGGACTCGATGTGGACTCTCACCCGACGGCCCGCAGCAACGGCTGGCGCTGCCCAGCCAGGGCCGCCCGCACGGACTCCACCACCTCCGGGCCGGCGTGCTGGTACAGCCACGTCACCTTCGACCCGCGGTCATGCCCCATGATCACCTGGACGTCCTTCTCCGGCACGCCAGCATCCTTGAGCCGCGTCGCGAACCGGTGCCGGTAGTCATGGATCCGCGGCCACCACTCCGTCCGGCCCGTCTCCTCGCTCACCACCTTCCGCGCGACGCCCGCCTCCTGGATCGCCTTGATCCACACCCGCCGGAAGTTGTGCCGGCTCAGGGCGCCCCGGCGGGGCCCAACGAACAGCAACTCCTCTACATGAAGCTCGCCATCCATCTCCGAGTGCGTCGCCTTCGTCGCCCAGCGCGCGATCATAGCGTCCACCGCCGCCAGCGCCGTCGGCGTCAACGGCACCGTGCGGAAGCCTGCATTGGTCTTCGGCGCCGCCTGCCGGAACAGGGCACCGTCAGCCTCGCCGATGATCTCCTTGACGCTGGCGGTACCCGCGCCCCGATCGACGTTCGCGAGCCGAAGCCCCGTGTACTCCCCCCACCGCATCCCGGTCTCGTCCGCGAAGTCGAGCAGGGGCCGGTAGTACCCGGGCAGGGCGGCCCTGATCAGAGCGCACTGCTCGTCCGTCGGAGGGGCCAGCTCCTCCGCATGCTTCGCTGGCGGAGCCTCCAACTCGATGCCGAACGTCGGGTTGCTGGTGATCCGCTTGTCGAGGATCGCGGCCTGGAACATCTTCCGCAGCAGCTCCAGGCACTTCTTGCGGGTATGGTACCCCTGCACTTCGTTCTGCAGCCAGGTGTCCAGCTCGATGAAGCCGATGCCAGCCAGCGTCCACGCGCCCCACTTCGGCTGAACGTGGACCGACCAGATCGACGCCTTCCGGCCCCGGGTGGTGCGCCGGCCCTTCTTCTTCTGGCTCTCCCACCACTGCGCGTACCAGGCGTCGATGCGCATCTGGCCGCGCTTCGGGTCCAGGTAGGTACCCTGACGTACCGTGGTGCGGACCTCATCGAGGAAGGCGTCGGCCTCCCCCTTCTTCCCGAAATTCTTCGCCTTCTGCTTTCCGTCCGGCCCCCGGTACCGGGCCTGCCAGGCACCGATGCAGTCCCGCCGGGCCTTGCGTTCTCCGGGGAACTCCTCCAGGCAGAGCTTGCAGCCGCAGCTCTTGCTCCGCATCTGACGCGGATTGTTCATCGCCCTACGAGGCAACGCGTACTCCCTCCATGGTGATCCGCTGGCGGGGAACCCGGGTGAGCAACACCGGGGCCCCGCAGAAACACACTGCCGCATCGCGCGGCTGGGGGATGCCGAGTTCGGTGAGTACCGCCTGGACGGCGATGAGACTACGTCCGTGGGAGAGGCCGGCCGGGATGGTGATGGTCCGGCTGGCGGGGTCCCACGGTCGGATCGTCGTGTTGCTGCGGCGGACGGAGATACACATGCGTCGTCCCCTCGGGGCGTGAGGTGCCATCAGGGGCCGCTGGGGGAGGACGGGTCAGCGGCGACTCGCGATGCCTGAGCATACGAACATAGCGACCTTTGGCCGATTGTGCGAGGAAATGACCGGCGTGCGGCACTGGGTGCCACGCCTCCGGTGGCATATGCCAGTTATGCCTGTTGGTCCTCGACAGCGAGTGCCATCAGCTGCCGCTCGACGATCCTCTGCTCCTCGGCGGAAAGCCGCCGGAACAGTTCGAGGAGGCGCTCCTCGGTCTCGGGACTGAGGGGGCCGGGGGTGCGGCGCTTGGCAGCGGCGAAGACACGCTTGCGCGGAAGGCCGAGGATCTCGACCAGCTTCTCAAGGCTGCGGGGGCCGGCCACGCGGGAACCGTTCACCCACGTGTTGACAGCCGAGACCGATACGCCCATGCGGCGCGCGATCTCGGTCTGGGTCAGCTCAGGACGCTCGTCCTGGACCAGACGGATCAGCTGCGCGAGCGTCTCGCCGCTCTCGTCAACCGTGTCCATGCCGCAAGCATGCACGACAGCCTTCTACATTCACAAGCGCAACGTGGAAGGCTGGCGCAATCTCGACCAGAGTAGAACGTCCGTTCGAGCTTGGCTAGCAAGATTCGCATCTCTCTGAAACTCTCCGCAACTACCTTGACCGACGTTCCACATCTACTGTAGAAATGTGGATGTCAGCAGCGAGCACCGCCACTGACAACAACCCGGACGCGAGGTCTTCATGTCCCGCCTGCACCGCAAGAGCAACGGCCGGCCAATCCGAGAGGCGATGACCTCGGCAGGACTGTCCATCCCGAAGCTTGCCGAGGCCACCAAGACGGTGGATCCCCTCGGGCGCGGCATCAGCAAGTCGGCTGTGGGGGTCCTGGTGTCAGAGGGCCGATCGGCCCGAGAGCGATGCCGACTACGGACGGCGTGGCTGATTGCCGACGCACTCGCCCAGCCGCTCCAGAGCCTGTTCGACATGCCTGGAGCTTCCACTTCTACAAAGGAAAGGTCAATAGTCGATGGCGACCGTGACGGCTCTCCCCCTTCCGCTCCTGACGCAGAAGGAACTTGAGGAGCACTACAGGGTCTCCCCCTGGACCGTAAACAAGTGGGTCCGCGATGGGTGCCCCGTCGAGCGGCTCCGGTCCGGTCAGCGCCGCTTCAACCTGACGACGGTCCGGGAGTGGCACGAGGACGGTGCCGAGGCCGGCCAGCGCGCCGCCGCCGAGCAGTCCGCCCGGGCGCTCCAGGCCCGCCGCACCGGCTGACCAACCCCCGCACATGGGGCGGGCCGCCATCCCGGCTTCGACTCCGGGGATAGCGGCCCTCTGGCCCCACCACCACACCAACCAACAAGAAGGAGAGGTGGAGACCGTGTCTCCCATTGTCCCCTATACCTTCCCGGAGACCGGCACCCCGGTCCGGGCAATCGAGATCGACGGGGCCCCCTGGTTCGTCGCCTCTGACGTGACGGCGGTCCTGGGCTACGCCAACGGCCGGATGGCGCTCGGCACTCTGCCGACGCGCATGAAGAGTTCCGTCACGATTGCTGACGGAACCCCGGGCAACCCGAACCGCACGATCGTCTCCGAGTCGGGCGTCTACCGCCTGGTGATGCGGAGCAACCTGCCGGCGGCCGAGCGCTTCCAGGACTGGCTGGCGGAGGACGTCATTCCGTCGATCCGTCGGGCGGGCTCCTACTCGGCGCCGGCCGCGCCGGTGCAGGTGCTGCCGGACCTCACCACCCCGCAGGGTGTGCTGGCCCTCGCGCAGCAGTTCGCCCGGACCGCCGAGCAGCTGGTCGAGGCGGACGCGAAGCTCCGCGAGCTGGAGCCGAAGGCGGTGGCGCACGACACGCTGATGGCCGCGCAGGTCGGTGACGTGCTGGTCCGCGAGGCCGCCAAGGTCCTCGGCTGGCAGGAGAAGCAGTTCCGGGCGTTCCTGCTGGACGAGGGCCTGGTGTACCGCCGGCAGCGGACGTGCGGCGGCTGGGAGTACGACTTCTACGCCCCGTTCAAGGAGCACTTCACCGCGACAGTGACCGTCGTGACCCACAGCTGGGGGGAGTGCGCGCACTACACGCTGCACGTGCGGCCGCGAGGCCTGGAGCTGGTCCAGAAGCGCATCGCGAAGCGTCAGGCCGAGATGCGCGACGCGATCGGCGGTGCTGCGTGAACCCGCGTCTGAGTGTGGAGGCCCTCGACGGCTTCCGGGCCGCGTATGCCGGCCTGAAGGGCCAGGAGGCGCACACGATCGTGCGCCTGGTCGACGAGATCGAGGTGTTGGACCGGCTGCTCTCGGAGTCGGAGGACGAGGTGGCGCGACTGCGACGCCTGGTGGAGCCGAAGGCGCCGTCAGCGTCGGTCTCGAAGACGGCGTCGGGCAAGTGGGCGGTGCGCTGGCGTGAGGACGGTCAGCAGCGGTCGCAGTCCTTCGAGCACCGGCAGCAGGCCGAGGGCTTCCGCGCGGCGCTGCGTGGCCGCTGGTTCGGCGGTGCCCTGTGAGTGCCCCGCGGGTGATGACGTTGCAGGAGGCGGCGGAGGCCGGCTTGCTGAGTTCGCTGGTGGTGCGGGCGATGGATGTGGTGGCGCGG